ATAATTTTTTCCATTTAAATTAAAATAACTATTTGTATCATTCACAAAGGTTATATGAATTCTAGGAATCATTACGTTCCATTGTTTATACTTATAGGTTAAAATTTCTTTATGGGGTTTAAAAGAAGAATTTGGCATTAAACCGTTAATCCATGCTCTTACTAAAAAATCATCATTATTTAAATATTTTGTCAAATATGGAAATTCATTTTCATAATAAAATTTCCATAATTCGCCTTCTTTATGATATTTTACAAAATCTACACCATCTTCTACCCAACCTGGAGATTTTCTAAATAATTTATATATTCTGTTTGCGCCTATAATTTGATTATAAGTGGTATTAGGTTTTCCTGTTTTTTTTGAAACTTCGATAATTTTTTGTTTTAAATCATCATCATAATCTTTAATAAATTTAGATTTTAAATTATTATCGTTACAAATAAAAGATGCAGGCTTTTTTTCAATAATCGAAAATACTTCTTTTTTTATTTTTTCATATTCATCTACTTTTTTTAATTTAAGTATATCAATACCTTGATTTCCTTTTTCGGACTCTAATAAACCCTCTAAAAGTTCATTTCTATTCATTTTTATTCCTTATAATCTCATTTATACAAAATTCAAAATCATTTTCTGTACTATTAAGCGGTGGCGCAAAAGAAATATAGTTTGCATAAGGAGATTTGTTTACAAAAACCTTCTCCGATTCATTATAATTATCTGTGGTTAAGCCAAACAACAATCCCATATTATTATCAAAATATTTATTGTAAATTTTGCTTTTATTTTTTATTGATGAATACATTTCCTCTAATTCATGATAAACTAAAATTGCAGCTGATACTCCTAAATAATGTCCTGCATGTGTTATTCCATATTTAAAACCTTTTAAATAATCTTTTTTTGTAATTATTAAACTTAAAGGAACTAATCCTGCTGTAATGCCCTTTGCTAGACATAAAATATCCGGATCTATATCTAAATATTCTGTAAATAAAAATTTACCAGTCTTTCCTGCACCTGTATAAACTTCATCAAAAATAAGTGAAATATTATTTTCATCACAGAACTCTCTTAATTTATTGTAACATCCGCTATCATCAAATTCATATTTACAACCATATACTATGGAAGGAAATGGTTCTAAAATAATTGCTCCAATGTCTTGTTGTTGTTTAATAAAATCTAATTCATATTCGCATAACTCTGACATAGTATTAATAGAACTATTATATGGAATTCTTATCTGATTTTTAGGAAATAAAGATTCGTATTGCTTCCAAGAAATATAATTTCCTAATCCATTAGATCTGATGGTCGATCCGTGAAATGCTCCATCTCTAGCAATTATTTTAGTTTTTTTAGTGTTATCCCAGGATGCTTTGATTGCTGCTTCAACTGCGTCACTGCCGGTATTACCGGTGTAATGAACATCAACCAAAGACCTTCTTTTAATTAAATCAGCATATTCATCTAATTTTATATGATTAAATCTAAGAGTAGAAAACATAAAATAATTTTCTTCTTTTAACTTTTGAAAAATTTTAGGAGTGTAACCAAAAATTAAAGTCCCCGCAGCGCAGGTAGCGTCAAAATAATAATTATTTATATAACCACCGTTTGCTTCATTAAAGTAAGGCCTATTTGAATTTACATTAAAACGAGGAATATATTTTTCTGTCATGATATTTTAAAAATATATTATTCATATATTTTTTTTGCCTTGTCAATAAATTCTTTAGGGTAATTATTACTAAAACTATCAAACGCTAGTAACTGGAAAGTTTTAAAATCGTAAAAGGAATTCAAATCAATTCCTCGATATTCCATCATTTTAAACAATTCACTTCTTCTAGATAAACTAATATGACTTAATACATCTTGAACTTTAATTTTTTGATCTTTGATACTATAAGCAAAAAAATAGTTAAAACTTTTTAGTTTATTATCAACTATAAAATAACTACTAGGATGTAAACTATATTTGTATAAATTTAATTTTCTATGTGTTTCTAAAATCTCTAACATTTGTTCTTGCCAATTATCAAGAACTTTGCTATAATTATTTTGTGAACATTGCGAAAGTTCCCAAAAATCTACATCTTCGATTTCAAGAAATATTTTTTTGTTCTTATGATCTATATCAAGAATATTAGGAATATGTTGAGGATAATATTTTTCCATCAATTTTAGATACTTGACTTCTCTTTCCCATTTTTCTTCCATAAGAGAAGCATCTACAACTTCATTATGTCCTCCATGATAATTTTCGTCATTATAATACCATTGACAAAATGTTTTTTTATCATCAGAGATCAAACTTGTATATATTAAGTTATTGCGACACAGTCCTACTTCCGGTACATTATTATAATAATAATTCATTCTGTTATTAACACTTGTAAAGTCATTTTCACAGTTGTACCTACATTCATTGCCCCATGTATATGATCATTAAATTCAAAAATATCTCCTTTTTTATAATTTTTAATTAACTGATCTTCAATCATAAAGACATGCCCCCATTCGTGGTCATTTAGTGCTATCCACCATCTAGTTATATTTTTATGACTTTTTTCGAAACTATCTCTATGTGCAGGAAAACATTTTCCTGGGCGAATTTTAGGAATCCACCAAGCTGAAATTTTTTTATCTTTAAATAACGGAGATTTAGAAAAATCTAAAATTTCATCAAAATCATGTTGGTAAAACATTTCCCATTCAATGCTACTACCCGGATCAATCGAGTATCCAGCATTCAACCATTCGTCACGTTGTTTAGAAATATAATCATTTTTATTAGCACTTTGACTCATTTTTAAATTAGGTCTAATTTCACCTGTATTTGTTTCTATAACCTTTCTATAAGAATCAGGTATAATTTCTGCACAATTTCCTATATACTTAACCATCGTTTTTTCCTAAAAAGTTAAAAGTAAATTTTGATTTTGTTCCTATATTTCCACCAGCATGCCAAGATCTATAATCGGTCCATTTATACAAATCTCCAGCTTTATAATTAAAAATATATTCATTTTCTAAAATAAAAAAATGCCCAAAACTATAATCCTCAAAATAAAGACTATATCTTACCATTTTCCCTTCTTGATATTGAGATGTATCATCGTCAACATCCCAATGAATAGGAAAGCATTTTCCTGGACGAATTTCACTAACCCAAACTTTAACAGGTATGGCATTAACAATATCTGCAAAATCTAAAGTAAATTTTTCATCAAAATCAATACCACTGTAATAATTATACCATTCTATGCTCGATGATTTGTAACCAGCAGATTCCCATTTGTCCGAAATTTCTTTGAATTGTGTTTGATCTAAATTAAAAAATTTTGGATCCCATGTACGACGATCTCCCGACGACTGTGATATTTCTTTCGACAATGTTGATAAGTCTATCTCAGTTGCTATATTTTTCATTAAAGTCGTCATCGGCAAAAACCTTTCATAAATACTAGTAAGTTATAGTGTATTTAATAAACTTATAGGATTTAAACTTTTAAAATGACTCAAGTAATAATATTTTCTGATACTAGTCGACCTGGGCTATGGTTAAGAAGCGTCGGTCCATACAGTTTAGCTTCACATGTTAGATCTAAGGGTTACAGTGCAGAAGTAATAGACTTTATAAGTGCAATACCTTTTGATGATTTTTGTAAAATAGTAGAAAAATATTGCACGTCAGAAACTCTCATAGTTGGAATAAGTACCACGTGGTTAGATACCGAAAGATTTAGCACAGACTTAAAAAAAACATTTGGTGGTGAAGAAAAGCAAGAACAAAATTTTTATGACTCTATCAAACATAAAAAATATTACGATAGCTTTGCTTATGCATTAACCACTAAAAATTATCAAAAATTTTTAAAGAAAATAAAAGAACACGCCCCTAATGCAAAGATTATATTAGGAGGAGGTCGGGCTATAGATTTTATAAATGATGATTTTGATCATTGTGTTTTAGGTTATAGTGAAAATCAAATAATTGATTTATTAGAAAATAATGTTTTAACAAATAAGCAAATTATAAATCACGACATAAAAGCAGAACGAGGCGATTATGATTTTAATTTAAGTCAAACAATTTATCAAAAAAATGATTGTTTATTAGATGATGAAACTCTTGCTATAGAAATCGGCCGAGGATGCATATTTAAATGTAAATATTGCAGTTTTCCTTTGATCGGAAAGAAAAAATTATCATATATAAAAGACCCAAAATTACTAAAAGAAGAATTATTAAATAATTGGAACCAACATAATATTCGCAGATATATAATTAGTGACGATACATTTAATGATAGTTTAGATAAACTAATACAATTAGCAGATATTGTCCAGACATTGCCATTCAAACCGCAATTTTGGTGTTTTGCAAGATTAGACTTGATGACTGCAAAACCTGAAATGATAAATTTATTTTTAGATATAGGAATTAAAGAAGTTCAATTCGGTGTAGAAAGTTTTCATCTCCCAAGTGCTAAAACTATCGGAAAGGGCATGGGACCAGACACAAAAAAAGAAACTCTTTATAAAATTAAAGAGGCTTGGAAGGATGAAATTTCTGTAAAATGTAGTTTTATTATAGGACTACCTTACGAAACTACTGATTCCATTAATGAACATTACACTTGGTTAGCTAAAGAAGATTGCCCAATTGATGCTGTCGGTATAAATCCGTTGTTTATATCTCAGCCAGATAAGTGGCAATCTTATAGATGGAATAGTGAGTTTGATTTAAATTACGAAAAATATGGATATTATTTTGAAAATCCAAAGCACCATTTTGATTGGAAGAAAAAAGATAATACCGATATTAACAGTTTTGATGATGCATATAAATTGTATAAATACTGGCAAGAAAAAGTTAATAAAAATAATTTTGTTACTACTGATGCCTTTTATTATTGCAATACTAAGAAAATACCTTATTCATTTGATGAATTGTTCACTGATCAAATTTATAATGCAAAAGAAAATTATGACTGGAAAACAATGTATTTAGATCAAGTACAAGAAAAATACATACGAAATAAATTATAAATTTAAAATTTAGGAGAAACAATGATAAAAGGAATAAACGGCAACCCATACATAAATCTAGATTCTCATTTAGACATAGAAGGATTTAAACAACTTCATCCAGAAATATGCAAAGGATTTGCACTTGCAAGAGAATATGCAAAAGAAGGAACATGGATGAGTCCGGGATTTAAATTTGATGATATGAGTTACATCATTAATTGGAAACCGATATACAAAGCCTTTGCAGAATACCAAGAACTCCCAGAAGATCATCCGATAAAAATTCAAGGCAATGATATATTTCCTAGAGATTTTAAAGATTATAAACAGAGAAATATTTTTACAAGATATTTAAAATCAGCACTAGGAGCAAATGATCCATACATTTATTATTTTCTTTGGGAAGAGGGAAGCTGGGATGAACGCAATGCTGTTCGAGAACCTACCGAAGAGCAAAAATATTTTCCAGGTGTTGTTCAATGGATAGAAAATCTTGTAGATACAAACATCATCGACCGTATCGGTAGAGTAATATTCTTTCATTGTGACCATAACGGCCATGCATTTGAACATAGAGATTTAGACGGTAAAAATGGCGACAATCAGGGATATAGTAAGCATCGAAACGAATTTATTCATATACGATATCGCACAAAAAGAGGATTTTATGTATGGGATCCCGAAACCGAAAACAAGCATTATATAAATGCTAATGCTGCGTTTTGGAATGACGAAGATTGGCACGGTGGCGAAAATTCAGCAGAACAAGAATATGGCTTGAGAATTGATTGCACTTTTACAGATGATTTTAGAAAAAAACTTGGTATAAATCATTTAGATCATTACTAGTATAGGAGCATATTTTTTAGTCATATATTCGTAGTCGATTTTGTATTCCTCGTAAGAATTTTCAAGTACTGCATTAATATAGTTCTGATATTCTTTGTTCTCGCTAGGACCTAGAAGTTTTAAAAACTTTTTACAATATTCGTCTTTGTATATCGAACTGTTATACATTTGACTTGCAAGGCTTAATCTCCAAAAATCTTCTGCAGTTATTTCGGACATAACAGAATCATTTTTTACTACTTTATCAATCAACCAATTCTTTTTTAAATTAGAATCGCTAATTTTATGACAGCTTTGTAGACTTTTGATAAAATTGGGTTTTAATTTTGATCCTGTGTATGCTCCAAAATAACTGCAAAGTAATGTAAGAGTTTGCCCATTCATTGTATAATGTCCTTGAGGATAATTTCCATTCAAATATCCTTTATCAAACATTTTTTTAGTTATATTATATTCTTGAATCCAAAAATCTTCACTATCTCCATTGGGGGCAGATCTATCAGGTAAATCATAAAGTGTCACTACTCTATTTTCGTCATCAAACGAAATATACCTAGCCCACCAATTTTCGCAATCTTGATTGTAATTTTTTTCTAAGAATTCGAAAGTTTCTTTGCAAACTTCATAAAAACCTTCCATTGCATCTTCTGTTGTGCTAGGTACTTTCCATGCATTCCTAGTTTTTTCAGCATACTTATCGTTGCCGGCCTTAAAATGTATTTCTATTTTGTCATCTACCTTATAGAAATAGAACATTGCAGCACAGAGACAACCTCGTCCTTCTTTAGCCTGCAAGCAATACATAAAGTTTTGTTTAGTAATATCTTCCATTAGATTAGTTCTAGTTTAAATGATTTTCCTAGTAAATTTTTTAATTCGCCAATATAATTTTTTTCTATGTAAAAATCAGCACTAACATCATTGTGAGAAAAATCATTTATTTTATTCTCTTTGTTAGCTGAATTTAACCAAGGACTGATTTTTTCGTCAAACTCAAATCTAATATCATGCTTGAGAATTCTTGGGAGAATTCTCACTTTTATAGGATTTATTAGATTGTTTTTTTGTAGTAGTTTTCTTACTACTAACTGTATTCTATTACATGAACCAAAATTGGATGCAACATGTAATTTTCCGGCATTCATTTCATACCAATATCCGTCTTGCTCCAGTAAATACATTTGTTCATTATCAATATCTATTAGATAGCTTTTGTCGCCTTGAAGATTTAAATGATATCTGTCATCAATGTCAGCATGTGCCATATAAGTTGTCCCAGGTTCCATTACAATAACTCTGGCTTCTCCGTGATCAACTGATAAAGTACTTAATAACGTTTCCCATATTGTTCCTTTATATTGAGCTTTCAACTTCCAAGGATCATAGAAAAAATTTCCTGTAGGCTCATTTAATATAGTTCTAGTGTGTTCAAACTCTGATGTAATATTTTGTATATCAGTTGAATATTCAGTTCTAGTAAGCATATCAATATTTATTGAATAAGTACCAGTATGGAACTGTATTTGAACTCATCTTGGAAAAAAATAGGTATTAGTTTAAGTGGAGGTGCCGATAGTGCATTGCTTGCATATTTAATCTGTTCACAAACAGATGCCGATATACACTTTACACATCAAATTCGTATGTGGAAAACACGTCCATGGCAAACGCATGTATTTCAAAATGTTACTAATTGGTTTAAAATAAATTTTAATAATACATTTTATATACATAAAAATTTGGTACCACCCGAACTGGAAGAACCTAACACTACACTCATTGAAGACGAATATGGTAAATTAAAGTCAGGAAATAGAATTATTCTTCGTTCATTCAACGAATATATTGCTCATCGAGAAAATTTAGATGCATTATATGGTGGAGTAAATCAAAATCCTGATATAAAATTTAAAGGTGCTCTAGAAGAAAGATACAAAGGGCACGTTAAACCATACTTTGTTCATGATAATATCAATATTATTCATCCATTTGTGCATACGCAAAAAGATTGGATTATCAAACAATACTACAAATATGATATAGAAGATCTTTTAAATATTACTCGCAGTTGCGAAGGTGAATTCGAAGAAATAAATTATAAAACATATACACCGGGGCAATATGTTCCTACGTGCGGTGAATGCTTTTGGTGTAAAGAAAGAGAATGGGCCATTGAACAAGCAACCAAATAGTTGCACATTCTGTATGCATCCCTTTACTGGACTTGCTACTAGAGAAGACGGTGCAATCAAAATCTGCTGTCGCAGTCAACCTATTGGTTTCATACAAAATGAAAGTTTAGAACAAGTATGGAACGGACAAAAAATGAAAGAAGTTCGTCGTCAGGTTCTCAACAACGAACGACCAGATGTGTGCAAGCCTTGTTTTGACCTAGAAGATCAGGGTGTACAGAGCTTACGTCAGCGTCATACAGCAGGGGTCATACCCGAAGCTAGGGTCAACTTGTACCCCGACGCTTTAGACGCACTACAAGACGATTATACAATGCCGTTTGAATTTCCTACAATAGAAGTAAAGCTTAACAATTTATGCAATTTAAAATGTCGAATGTGTAACCCGCTCGATAGCACCAGTTGGAAAGATTGGGGTCAAGTTACCGAGTTCTATAAAAAAGAGAACAACTATCTCATTCCTACAGTGGAATCATTGGTTGATAAGCCAGGACAATACATCGGTCCATTCGATAATTCTGACAATTGGTGGGAAAGCTTTACTAAACTGCTGCCCTATTTCCGCAGAGTAGAGTTTGCAGGAGGAGAACCTTTAATGGATCCTCATCATTACAAAATCCTAGATCTATTAGCACCATATGGCCAAAACATAGAATTAAAATATGCTACCAACGGTACCACGCTAGGTATAAAAGGGGGACGTACCGTACACGATTATTGGCCTAAGTTTAAAAGCATTGCCGTAAACGTGAGCATAGACGGTATACAAGATGTCTATGAATACATTAGAGGAAATGGCAAATTTAGTGAAATAGAAGAAAACATCAAAGTGTTCAAAAGTTTTCCTAATGTCAGTCGGGTAGTAGGTGCATTTACTGTACAAGCAAACAATATTATGCAAATTGACAAAGTTATTGATTACTTCATCAATACTATGGGTATTGTATTTTATTCACATCGTGTAAACTATCCTATAGCATTGTCTGCCCAGACATTGCCGCCTGATTTAAAACGAAAAGTCATTCATAAACTCGAAACAATGAAGACAAAGGTGTTAGAGTATCCGTTAGTACAACAACACGAAATAATAAAGTCTGTGACTCTACAGCAAATACAAGATAATATTAACTTTCTACAGGCAAAATGCCTGTATGACACACATTGGAAAGATTGCGTAAACTTTAATAAAGCATTAGATAAAACTAGAAATCAAAGTTTTCTTAACACTAATCCGGAATTTGCAGAATATGTATAAAGTCGAAAATCGTTGGGATCATAAAAATAATATACATGTCGAGTGGAATATCGGAAAACGCTGTAATTTAGATTGCACATACTGTCCTGCAGAAATACATGATAATTTCAGTAAGCATACTGATATTAAAACAATGATATCTACAATAGATATACTGGCAGAATTAGAACGACCTGTGCGTTTAAGTTTTACCGGAGGAGAGCCGTGCGTACATCCTCGTATTATAGATATAATCGATCATGCTGCACAGAAACTAAACTGGATTAATATCACAACTAACGGTACATTATCACATAAATTATATGCAAGACTGCCTGTAAATCATTATGTGTTTAGTTTGCATGTCGAAGATGACAATAACTGGGAAAGATGCGTTAACAACATTCTATATTTTTCAAAGTTAAACGAAGCAGAAAGAAAGATTCCATTCCAAATCAATTTAATGGCTCATTACAAATTTATGGATCGAGTTAAACAATGTGCAAAAATTTTCGGTAATCATCAAATACCTTATGTAGTTAGACGTATTCGTTGGACTGAAAAACATGATTGGTTTGATGACCTAAAATATTCTTCTGAAGATCTACAATGGATATTGGATCGAAAATCAACCGTTAAACCTAATTGTATAATAGATGACAATGAACTCGTTCACGCAAATGACATCATAAAAGAACACAGAAATCAATTTCAAGGATGGAATTGTGCAGCTGGTTTAGAAAGCCTGATGATCAACTGGAACGGAGAAGTATATCGAGCTACATGCAGAGTAGGTGGAAGTTTAGGCAATATATACAATGGTAGTTTTGAAATACCTCAAGAAACAATTGTATGTACCCGCAAATGGTGTACATGTGCTGCTGATATTCCTATTACTAAAGTTTCCACTTAGTCATTAACATCTCAGGCTGGCACCAGCAACCTGTTTTAGTACAAAGGCTTGGTTTTAATTTAGGTTGAAAAACTTCTGCAAAATTAGGATCGTAAAGATTATAAAATCGTTCTTCGCCATAAACATAGTTTCCGCAAATTCCAGTTATCTTTCCATCTTTCTGTATATTAATATTTTCGATGCCAATGTTACACATCCATCCTTTAAAGTTATTTAAATCGTTACAAGAAAGATAATTACGTTCAATTTTTTCTTTGCGTCCGTCTTTATATACAACCTTTGTTTTACCTTTAAGTATATTTTCGTATTCGTCTTTTAAAAGTCGATATATAGGTGGACGCCTTTTTATATGTTTTTTAAAAAAATTTCGTTGTTCCGGGGTATATTGAGGCGGGTGAACTTCCATGGCACAAATAAACCAAGATCTTCTACTTTCTTTCATTTTTTCTATTGCTTGTACACACTCGTCCCAAACTGTCGGATCCATCATAACTAAACTATTGATAGGAATGCCTTTATCGTAAACAGTATCTAAAACTTGAATATAATGTTCTAAATCTGCCTCCTTATGGTGATAACTGAATAATATTTTATCAAAGGAATCGGCGTTTTGTTCCCACCAACGCAAAGTTCTACTACCGTTAGTAGTCATTGTAACTTTTACGTTATACAACTCTTTTAAGTCTCTAGCAAACTTAGAAACATTGGGCCAGAGAGACGGCTCTCCTCCTAATAAATTAACTTCAAAATTATCTCTACCATTATCAATATAAAAATCCAATAAGTGTTTAAAATTTTTTAGTAAAAATTCATAATCATTTGGCCAACGAGTATTGCCTCCGTTTGCATATGGACCGCAGTACCAACATTTATAATTACAATAATTTCCTATCATAAATTCTATACGTAATCTATTTTTAGGCTCCATTGTTTCTATTTTAACTATTTCTTTCATAGCAAATGGCCCAGTTCTGGAAATATATCTGCTGCATTTAATCCACGAATCTTATCTAATTTAGTAACATACTCTTTGAAATCCGGTAACAAATCACTTTTATCTTGTGCATTCATATGATTGAGAACTGCCTCCCATCTACGCCAACCATATGGGTTAACTTTCCAAAAATCATCATCTTGTCTATAATTATTCCAAAGCCAATCTTTAAAATTCATAAAAATGTCAACTACTTCTTGCTTGTCTTCTTTGGGTAAAATTTGTATACTCAGAAACGTTGGAATATACAACAAATGCATGTTTACAAGGCCGCCGCCCATTTGAACGCCGCCCGGAACATTTCCAGAGTTTAGTTTTTTAAAGTTACTTTCTACTTTCCATTTCATAAAATCCGGCAAATGCTTTATGTTAAAAATTTGTATAGCAGTTGCCAAACTAGTTTGAATGTTGTCTGGAGTATTATCTAACATTCGCAAAGTAGCTTCCACTGTTTCAAAATCTGTAGGGAAGCGTATGTACTCATCTCTTTCATGTACAGCATCCATAGATATTGCAAATTTTACTTTTTTAAATTTGCTCCATAATTCTATTAGCTCTTCGTCAACCAGTAATCCATTAGAATTATAGCGTAACAATATTTGATCTTGGCAATTTTGTCGTATGATTTCCTCTATAAACATTTTATGTTCTTTAATCATTAAAGGCTCACCGCCGGCAAAATAAACTTGTTTGAGATTAGGAATTTGTCGATACATTTCTTCCCAAAACGTATCTTTTTCATGCCAAAAATTATTAAATTCTTTTTTATTCCATTGCATTTGATTTTTGACATTTTGAGATTTCAACTGAGGCATAAGCTTCTGCCAATCTTTAACCCATTTTGAACTATCGTGCGGGCTACACATTACACATTTAATATTGCAAGTATGTCCTAAACGTAAGTCAAGATACGTTAATTTTTCCGGAACAGTTCCGTCCTCTTCAGTTTGTTTAATTAACTCAGGAATATCAATACCATCAGGGTCATACTGCCATGTCATAGTTTCCCAAACTCGCTTGCTGACAACTCCCTGACTTTCTTCTCGAAAACATTTAGCACAACTACTGGGGATTTTTTTATCCAACATAGTAGTTCTGACACTTTTCATATAATCATTGTTCCAAGCTTCCATAGGAGAATTTCGACCAAAATTTGCTGCTTTACCGTTCTCCATTCTGACAAGACCCACTTCGTGATCTGAGCCCGCGCCGCTGGCATTTGCACTACAACACAATCTCATATCACCATTGGGTCGAGTTGCAAAATGTATCCAGGGAAGAACACAAAATGTAGGTGATTCTGACAATTCCTCTATTTGTTTTTGATATTTTTTTAGTTCTTCATTGTTGTTATCATACCAAAATTTATCCATGCTTTTTTCCAATTATCATATACCTAGTATATTTTTGTGTTTGTAATTCTCCACTCCAAAATATTTCGAGGTTAGAACTTTCACAAAAACTTTGTATGCTGTCTGCGCATCTTACGTGTTCGTCTAGCTCAAAATAATTATTACTTTGTAAAACTACAATTGATTGATGATTAACTTTATTTAACCATCGAGAATATTGTTCTTCTGTAATGTGTTCGCAACTTGTATTAATTACAATATCAGTATCAAATACATTATCGCACATATCAGCAGTAATTGCTTGAAACCTGCCTTCTATTTCTTGTCTTTTACAGATTGTTGTTGCTATTTCCTTACATAATGGATCAATATCAATACTGATTATATTACTTATTTTTATATCGCTATTAAAAAGTAAGCTTGACAAAACTCCATTCCACCCGCCATAGATTGACACAGTATTAGGCTTCAATGAAATATATTTTTCAAGTTTTTCGATTAACCAAAGTTTACTATTTACTTGGCCTTTCCAAAAGCTTTCAAGTGTTCTATACCTATCTTTGCTGTTGCGTATGGCATCCATCCAGAACAGCACGTCTTGAATATCAATTTTCAAACTGCGCTCCTAGTTTATCGAAAATACCACACTGCTTGCTACATTCTTGCAGTGGCTTTTTAGCCCAAGTGTCTTCTATTTGTTCAAAGTAATTGGAATCAAAAATATCTTTTAACGACATATTATTTAAATTTGGAAACGTACCTATACGATCCATATAATCAATTCTTGATTCTTGAGACGGCAATATCCACCCAAAATCTAACCAACAACACGGACTTACTACCCCATTCGCTGCAACATATATTTGCGATTGATTTTTTGCCTTACAAAAAATAGTAGGTTTATCAGTATGCGTCGCTTCTTGTACCAATGGTATCATCTTTTTGCTTTTTTCAGTTGGTTCTAGATAGTGTACAGGTTTTCCATCATCGTCTAACACTGCCCATCTATCATCTTTAAATCGACTAGTATGCTTGGCTGTAAACTTGTAAAAATTCATTTTTTTACTTATTTTATGACAATCGTCTATTTGATGTTCGTTGTGTCTGAATACTAGCATGTGCCATTCTGCTGCGCCACCGGCATCTATAAATGCACCTGCGTTTTCAATAATTTTATTCCAATCAGTGGAAATTCTATATAAATGATGCGTGTCTGCTAGACCATCAATACCAAAAGTAACTGTTACATCTAACAAAGCAAGATCTTGCCACCATTTTTTACTTCTAGCACTGCCATTGGTATGCATACTAAGATTAATATTAGGATTATTATCCCTTAGGTATTTAAAAATTTCTAACGTATCTTCTGCAATTATAGGATCTCCTAAATTTCCGCACATAAACAATTTGTTTAATTGCCTTACAAAATCTCTTGGGAACCATTCTTTAAATTGTTCTAAAGTAATTTCATCAAGTGTTATTAGAGGATTTAACATTCCGCCGTTTATTCTTCTAGGACACATCGGACATCGTGCCTGACACTTACTTGTAACCTCTAAATGAACTTCTTTTATATCTTTATAATTATACATTTTTTACCTTTGGTATTTTCGAATCTGCACTGCTTACACAAGACGGTGTAATACATTTTCTTGGCTTATCAAAGATATTAAATCCTTCGGTTAAAGTTCCTAAAGGTTCGTCGTGACAACTGTAACTGCGTTTTATTTCGTTTTCTCTAATTACAATTCCTTGATATCCTGCACTGCAGGTCCATCCTTTGAACTTGTTAAAACCAAACGCATTAAACCGTTCAGCTTGGTCTATGTGATACTTATTGTTATTGTCATCTATTAGCTCTATTTGTGAGATCTGAGTTCCATGCCATTTTTGAGGGAATCCTGTCTGCATTTTTACTATTTGATCTTCAGTGTAGCCATCAACAACGAAACTAGCTGTTGGATCACTCTGAGGTTTAAGCGTGACGTTTATACCTCTAGCAGCAAATCGTTCCAAGCGTTTGTATAATTCATCAAACTGTGCCGGAACCATGACTTGATTGATCGTAACAAAAGTACCTTCATTTATTAGCTGCAAGCATTTATCTCCAAACTCTTGCTCGTCAGCAAACTCTGCGTGATAGCTTGCTGTTATACTTCTACGTTGCAGACTTTTAGTACTTTCTAACCAACGATTCCACCATTTAATTCCAGGTGAAAGATTGGTTGTCATATGTATGCTTTGATATTCAGAATTGTTATCTTTTGCATAGTGCTCAATTATTTTGTCAAAATGTTTATATGCTGTAGGCTCGCCGCCGCTAAAACTGAAATGGAAATCTGTAAAACCATTCGCGCGGGCCTGTGTCTTGATACTATCAAGTGTGTTTAAGTATAATTCTAATTCTTGGTGGTCGAGGGTACTAGATCTTGCGTAAGGCCAGCAATAAGAGCAGTTATAATTACAAAATCTAGCCAAAATCCACGAAACCGTGAAAAGACGGCTGTTTAGCATAGTTTGCTGGCCAAATCTTACTATTTTGTCAAAGGGTATGTCTTGAAAATTGTTCATATAACCAATCAAAGTCATTTATTTTAAATAGATCTTCAGTCGAAGTTGCAAATTTTTCTCCGTATTCTTTTCCTTGTTCTGCACCTCTTTTCGCTTCATGTCTAAAAAATGCATCAGGTATAGGATGCAGCCATGCTTGTAATCTTTCTTCAGTTTCTGTGTCTTTTTGTCGATCTATAATTTTGCTGCTTAATTTCGCACATTCTCTAAAAGCACTGCGCCAAGTACTAAATGGATCAGTGTTAAACGCAGTTACATTTGAAACTTTATCTACAGATTTAAAAAAATCACTTATACTAGTAGTCATATCAGGCTTTGATGTATCCATATCTATGGTCAATCGCCTAGGTAATAGTTTAACTCCTCCATAACCATATTGTAATCCATTTACAGGATTTATACTACGCCACACATGTACAGTTTTTAGATTATAGTCATCAACTTTGTAATCAAATTCAAAATCTTCTATTATTTGCGCATCGCCATCGACGACCCAAAACATTTTAGTGAAACAACGTTTTGCAGCAGCTATATGTGCTTGATGAATTCCTTTGATTCCGTGAACACGCTTTGCTAGAGGAAATCTCTGTTTTAATTTAGCAAAATTTTCGTTTGCATTAGGTTCCTGATAACTTATAAAAACTATATCATACATAATTTAATTATTTTCGTTTATCTTCTTACAATTTTCAATAAATTCAATATACTCAGGAAATATTTCTCTAAAGTTTAAATTTCGTCTTTTGTCGTATTCTTCAATAAAATAAGGAAATCTTCTGCGAGATTTTTTTTGATCTGTTTCTAATTCTGTATTTCCGTTTTTTATTTTATTGTTTCTGTTTACACAGTCTAAAAATATTCGTTTAAATTTTGCTACTTCGCTTTGTTCAAATCCTTTATTACCGTTCCATTCATAGTGACTCATATTTTTATACATAAAATCAACACAAGGAAATAGATATTTTTCGATCATGTTAGTATCGGCAATCTTTACATCTAAAAAGTCAGGATGTCTAACGTAAGGAATATCTATAGACACTCTATTTGCACTTTTACTAGTTGTTACATTTGGTATGTTTATAATTTCGCTTAATTTGTTAAATGTAGTACTCTTACTATATTTTTCCTTTAATGATAAAACATACTTTAAAAAATCTAAGAATGTAGGCAGACTTAGAATATTAAAAGCACTCATAAAACTTATTTTAACATCATTGGTATTTTCTAATATGTCTTCGATATTATTAGTAAATGCACTCCAATCCATACCATGTCTACTATATTCAGCTTGTGACCCTGTGCTTTCTGCACTAACAAAAATTGTCATTCTTTTGACACATTTCTGTTCTTCTAATTGTTTAAGTAAGTTTACAAACTTTTTCCATAGCTTGTCGGGCGGACAAGCATTGGTATTAACTGCAAATTCCAATTCTGGCTGTGGATTTTCTAAAAGATATTCCATAACTTTAAATGTATGCTTACTAAGTAATGGTTCTCCGCCTGTGATACGGAATGTGTGCATGTGCGGTAGTGCATCTGGAAACCATTTCCAGAATGCTTCAGTATAAGGGTTGTCTTCCCTTTCTTTGATACTTACTTCGTTTGAATCAATAGAATTATAATTGCCTCCTATAGGAATGTAATAATCGCCGTGCTGTTTAAGTTCTTCTCCCCACTTACTACTAAAGGCAGGTCCGCAGTAACTACATTTAAAATTACATACATTAGAAAAGCTTACTTCTACATATCTAGGATATACATTTTCATTGCCGTCTGTCTGTGCTATCTCATCGTAATGATGAACGCTATAGCTGTCAAGGCTTTTAAAAACTCTATCACTGTATTCATCAGTATTATCTTCAATACGCCAACAATAATCACATTCATCCGGTCTTTCGTCGTTAAGCATCTGCTTGCGTATAGATTTTTTGTATTCTGTATTATGTAACGCACTCGGATTAGTTTTTAGTTCTTCAAGAGGAATTTTGTGAGCGCGAACATGATGACAACTATGTGTAATACCAGGACCTAGATGCATAGTTACCTGTGTCCATTTGGCAAGACAAAATCCGCAGCCTTTTTGATCTAAAAGATCTTTCATTTTTGCCCTGTTTGACTCGCTTTGAACTATTTGTCCGCTTTGATTCTTTTCAAAATCAAGATTATTTATAGTTTTTGACATTTCTACTCCGTATCTATTATAAATTGTTGGTTAGAATTTCTGCCAGGATTTTGATAAACTGTTTTAAAAAACTTACTTTGGTCAGGTAATAACGGATTTACATCTATAGGAATATCGATACTACTTTTGATAAGTTTACCTAGCTTTTCTATTTCTTCTTGTAAGTTTTCTTCTGATATGGTTGCTAAATTTTGATTCCAGTGATCATCTAAATATTCAAAATCTCTAACATTTACAAAATTCCAATCTGTAAACAAGGTTCTGTATAATCCTTCCCTCGCGCCGTATATGGCCCAAAGACCATTATCGGCATCTGCGCCCACCGTCATCCAAATATAAGAACGATGAAGATTTCTCCAATCATTTTTAAAAAAATCATCAGGCTTAGATGGTCGAATACCCCTATCAAGACACATTTTTACGCCTTCTCTGAAACCTGCGCGCCAAGCTTGCTTGGGTGTTGTGTTGTTGTGTATCTCCGAACGACATTTTTCTATTTGAAGGTATCGAACATCCCAGCAAAAATCAACCTGAGCATGTTGATTATTTGGATCAGCTGCTTCATGTGTGCGCATATTAAGTACATACTCTTTTGGCCAACACTTTAACCCACCATTTCCATAAATCAATCCATTTATTTGATTTTTAGCAGCCCAGCTAATTACACAATTACTTAGATCTCCATCAACTGTAATTTCTTCTTGCAAAAACTTTTCATTTATTGTGTTATCGCCATCGACAGTAATAAACCTATCAGTTTCTGATAATTCTGCACACGCCTTATGTGCTGCATCTGAGCCTTTTACTCCATGAACACGCTTTGCCCAAGGAACCTTTTGACATAAATCTGCATAGTTACGCTCTGCATTAGGCTCATCATAACTGAGATAGATAATGTCATATTCTATTACTTTAAGTTTATTGGTCAATCTATTACCTCATAAAAATACGAATCAAAAAATTTAGGTGTATAAATGCTTATTTCTTCTTTTTGCGATTCCCAACTATATTCGAAAGGGTATTCAACTGAATCACTTAGTAATTTCCGTAAATTTACTTCTAAAGATCTATACAATATAATTGGATTATGAAGTTGCGTAATACTAAAATAAAATTTATCGTTTGCATTGTAATTTGATTCTATCAATTGTTTTTTAGTATCATTGCTCAATGATATTCTCCAGCATTTTTTGGTTAAATCTTGAGAGATTTTAACATCATAAGAATCATTTTTAGATCTAGAAATATCATGTAATTTGTATTTTATACTATTCAATTCAGATTCATGTGCTAGTTCTTTAACAGTTAAAGATTTTTTTGCAAAATCATACGATACAATGAAATCTTCTGTTCTTTTTTTACCAACAATAATATCTTTAACTGTTTCTGTCTCAACTTCAAAAAATTCTAAATCACTGTCAACCTTTTTATTGGATATTTTTTGTATTTTTCCAGTTTCTTTGTCGTAATAAACAAAAGATTTTGATACAGTAGATATTTGAGTGTTTATTTCTTTGATGAGATCTGCTAGACTAGACATTTAATAATAACCTATATTTATTGATAATTTGTTCCGTTACAAAACTATCTTCAGTGTAATGAAATATTCCCGTTTGTAGATAATTTCCTACTATAATACCGTGGTCTTTCGAAATATATGTGTGAACACAGTCTTGCCAAGACTCTTTAGAGTTCGACCAATTTTGCACTTTCGATTTCATATGCGTAAAACTAGGAAAATTAGATAACTGGTTTGTAATTTCAGCTTCACAATTTAATATCTTAGCAGCAATGGCGGCTGTAACATCCATACTAGGTCTTTCTGGATAAAAATCTTTTGCAAAAATACCATAAAACAATTCCCAATTGTTTGTTATAAGTTCCATCCATGCATAAAAATCCTTTGCAAAATCTGATTTTTTAAAATAATGAAGTCCTACATAAAGATCGGGCAAACAGTTTGCCGTAAATGTTTTACGATAAAAATCACTGGTTACAATTTCACCTCGATATGTGAGAACCTTGTTAGTAAAAAATAGGTCATAATTATCTAAAAAATTCCACCAAGTTGATATATCTTGTAATACCAACATATCACTATCTAAAACAATAGTTCTTTCATATGGACTGGCATGGTATATTTTCCAACGATTTTCAATTTTCCATTCTGAAGTAGATGCATCATCGCCGAATGGAATAGGAATTATTTTGTCAAATAAACTAACATAGTGCTCAGAAACATCATCATTGGTAATTACAGATATTTTTGTATTAGGATTTGTTGCTTTTAAGCTCATGGCCAATAAACAGGCTTGCTCTACATAATCCGTTGTGCTGTTATTCTGTGCAAAAACCACTATACCGTTAGACATTATGAGTTTCCTGTTCGATAATTCTTTCAAGACTGAATTTGTTCATTACATGCACACTCTGACCTTGTGTTCTAATAGCGGTATATTCTCCAAGATAATTTTTTTTCTCTACTAAAAACAGCATATTATCTTGATTCAATTCCCACAAGATATCTTTATCAATAGTGTAAAGATGTTTTCCAGGAAGTTCTTGAGCAAAATCTCCTTTTTGAAATCCATTCATTGTGTGAATTGCAATACTAAAAGCAAAATCATTTCTAAACATGGGATTATCAATTTGGTAAACTCTCAAATAGTGCTTCCAATTTTCTCTTATATGTGCAACTAGATCAAAAAATATCTTGTTTAGTTCTGTTTTTCTAAAAAAGATTACAGTAGCCCAATAAAAATCTATACCATAGTCCGAAACATGACGAAATTCTTTCTCATCTCTTACTTTGGCAATGTCTTCACTTTTTTTAAATAACATAAAATCGTTATTACTTGAAAAACAGTTTTTAAGTAAGTTGTTGCATATGATATAATCTGTGTCTAACAGCAATGTCTCGTCATATGGTGTTAAATCATACGCCAAATGTCTTGCATCATTCTTAAAAGATGCAGATTTATAAAATAGTGTTCCGTCATGGTATACACGTTTGTTTTTTGTTTCCGAGCGAGAAATTTCTATTATTTTATCAAAAACACCAGAATCTGAGCAATTTTTTAAATATTCTATATTATCAGTAATTACACTGGTAGGAATATCTAGATATTTCTTAATTCTTTTTGCTAGAAAAATTGCTTGTTTTACATAGTCAAGTTCGCCATTATTTCTTGCAATTAATAATGCACCTTTACTCATAATCGATTAGTTTTTCTATACTTCTTTTTGATTTTAATTCATTGTATTTGATATGATATTCATTAGATGCTGAAAAATAAACATCAAGTATATCATCATAAAAAACATTTAAATCATTAATTAAAGTAGGTATACTGTTATCATCAACCAATACAACGTCACTGTCATTTTTATTCAAAATCAACATTCCTACAAATGTTATCAGCTCTTTGGTAACAGTAAATTGGCATCCGTTTTTAAAGTACAAAAGATTTTCGTGATACTTTTCCTCTAACAACCTTTTTTGGTTGTTAAGTGTTACCATATAATTAGAGAATTCGATTGCTTTTGCTAGACGCTCGTCCATAATTACTCCTATAAACTATTACTATTATATATTAGTAATAGAAAGATGTCAATTATTTTTTGAACAATTAAAGATTAGATACTGTTGCAACTGTGACAGGTCTGTCAAATACCACAGTTGTATATTCTGTACCATTTATATCTACCACACCATCTGCTCTAGCATATTCTATTGTGCTTGTTAGATCACCAAGAACGTCCTCATCAACAGGAACATCACCAGGATTGACAATTGGGCCTCCTGCATCATCATCCCTAAACCATACTCTAAACTGTATTTGTGTAGCAGAATTTTGCAGTGCATAAATTTCGTAAGAATTTCCACTGTAAGGACTTAGGCCGGTGTTTCTGTAAACCAATTGATATGATCCAGTTAGCTGATAATTTCCTATGTTTGATCCTGATCCCGTGCCTGCATTACTAAATGTTGTAACTGCTTTAAAACTTACAACTCCTATATTACTTAGAAGTGTTTGCCATTTTAGAGTTTTATCTTCGCTGCCTGTGTACGTGAGATTTGCACTAAATCTAATTTCGCCTCCCGAATTAAAAAAATGACGACGCTCGTCTATACTGCCAAAGTTTACAGTAAAAATATGAGAAAGTGTTCCATTCCAAGGCCCTGATACACTTTGTAGACGAGTACTAGAAGTTAACGGATCTATCTCTGCCTGTGTAGCTACGTCTATTTCTAACTTATCTGTTTCAATTTGAGTCATGAGATCTTCAAGACCTTGAGTATACGCCTCTTGAATTTTATCAGTATTAGCTAAATTTGTATTGTAGTCACCTACAACAAAAGGTTCTACACTAAACGCAGAAGAACCTATTTGATGTACTCTTGCCCTTACTAGATCAATATAGAGATTTTTAAAATCATCACTATCAACTTTATCAACATTAGATAAATCAATTTGGTTTCTACTTCCGGTTACACCGAATGGATCAACATTTAATGTTGATCCATAACCAGTTTGGGGATTACCCGTAGTTGAATTTCCTAATACTGCTACTATTCTCTGAACAAGATTATTATAACGTGCGCTTTCAATTACTACTGACATATTCTATATTCCTCTGAGTATTTATAAAGCACGCATATAATAATTATGATATACTGGTTATATTACTAAATGTAGGAGCAGGAACCGATACAGATGCAGATTCAGCACGATATTGCTGCACTAAACTCTCTAGTCTACCTGTAACGTTTTCGTCTGCAAAATTTTCATTGGCTAGATCGTTGAATTCTATTCTAAAATTTATAATACTAGGAGAAGCAGACCTTGCTTTAAATGTAACTAAATTACTGCTGTATACTCCAAAAAAAGTTCCTGTTAGTTTGCCTCCGCCGACATAATTTACTATTGTTTGATAATCGTCTGTTAGGTCATAATTTCCAATAAAATTCGTTACTCCGATACTCGACGCTATAGTTTTGTTTATATCAAAAATAACAGTGCCTAGATTAGAACACAATGTTCCCCAATCTTGTCCTTTAGGAGTATCTGATCCGCTGTTGCTTAGTGAAAATCTAATTTCGCCGCCCGAATTGAAAAAATGACGACGATGATTTTCGTTTCTAAATGTAACTGCTATTTCATGAAATATCAAACCGTTCCATGGACGTTCTCGAGTTGATGATATAGCAGGTTCCAGCACGGCCTGCGTCGGATCAATTAAAAATTTATCAGTTTCTATATCCGAAACCAATCTTTCAAAATCAAGAAAACCTTTTTTGGTACCATTCGCGTCTTGTATTTCTATCACATTTCCCGAAGGGTCTGTATTCACAAAATAGCTGGTTTCTTCTGCTATTATATTTGCATTAGCAACAATTTCTGCAATTTCTTGAGGTTCTGTTCCAATTTGATGTATTCTTGCTCTTACAATATCAGCATACATACTGTTTATTGTTTCTGCAGTGATGAGATTATTTTCAGCAGTATCTAATTTTGATACAGGAAAACTTTCCGGAGCATTTCCATATCCCTCGCCTTCGCCTTGACCATATCCGTTACGGCCGGCACCGTTTCCTAATATATTAACTATTCTTTCATAAAGATTATTATGTCTTGATGCTAAAACTTTATCCATTTTCAGTCTAAGTTTATTAAATTAAGCAAACTAGGTGGGTTTACTCTTACTGCTGTAGAATTAGCTCTAAAATATTCTATTTTTGATGTTAGTGTACCGTCTACATTATCGTCGATTGATCCATCGACAGCATTATCATTAAATGTTATTCTAAAACTTATTTTTGATCCAGGATTGCTAGGAGAAATATAATCAGTCGATTTTGCTTCGATTGTATATAAATTTCCGTTGTACACAGTATATGTAAAACCTGATCCTGTGCTGGTGAAGATTGTTTGATAATTATTTGTAAGTTGATAGTTTCCTTTGGCTGTGCCAGAACCCGTCACACTGCTTACAGTTCTTTCATGATCAAAAATAACAACACCGAAGCTTCCTAAAAACTGACTCCAGCTGTCTCCTTTGTCTGTGATAAAATTATCAAGTGACGCACTTATTCTAATCTCTCCACCTGAATTAAAATAATGACGGCGGTGATCTTCGCTATCAAAGGTTATTTCAAATTCATGAACAAGTATCGAATTCCATACTGATGTTCTTAGATTCTGTGTTGCTAATTCCACTATTGCTTGATTTGGATTTATGAGAAATCTATCATTTTCGATTGATTGCATCAAACTTTCAAAATCAAGTATACCCTTTCTTGCTCCGTCAGGATCAACTGTTGAAACTCCATTATCGTCTACGATGAAACTTTCTGACTCGGCAATAACATTTGCATTGGCTATCATTTCTGCTATTTCTTGAGGCTCTGCTCCTAACTGATGAACTCTAGCTCTTACCATATCAGCATAAAGAGCGTTCATTGCCTCTGCTGTAATAATATTTGTATTACTTGCAGGATCATTAGAAACTTCGAAACTACTAGGGGAAGAACCATACCCGGACCCTTGTCCATAACCGAAGGTCCCGTCGCCATTTCCTAGTATTCTAGTTATTCTCTGTACTAAAGCGTTGTGTCTGCTTGCTGAAACTTCTGTCATGCTATTTCCTTATACTTTCAGCACACACTCAACTAGTTTTTCGCCCTCGTTATTATTTGTTTCTAATGCAACGGCCACTAAGCTGCTGCTATTTGTTCTAGTACTTGCACAACCGTTGTCGTCAACATAGACTGCATCGCCCTTTTTTACAGAACCTATTATACGAACTGGTAAACGCCCTTTTAGGCCCACAGCTTGCCCCTCACAATCCATGTTCATTAAATAAGCAGGATTCTCAGAAATTACACCTATTGGGATTCCTGCGATATCACATGCTTCTGCTTCATGATCTGCGTGTTTGCAAATCATCATAACAGTACCTACTGGATATTCCTGATCTACAGTGTATTTTTCCGCTAAGTCAGCATACCTGGCACTGGTTGCTGTACCAATAAACAGGTTTGCATTGAGATTTCCAGAACTATCACGAACTGCCACTGTATTTGCAGTAGCATTAACACTTGTAGATCTAAAATTGCTGCCCTCTCGCAATGTAGTTGCTTTGGTGGCTTCGCCTACAAAATTAGCTGCATGGACATTAGTCCATTTTTGAGTAGTTGTTCCTAAATCGAAAGTATTATCAACAGCTGGCAAAATTCCGGTATTATTTATTGTGATGTTATGAACACTGTTGCCAACACTGTCTGTGGTTTTGAATCTAATAATACTATCGGTACCAGTTTGATTTTCAATTACTCCTACACTTCCGTTTTCGATGTAAATCTTGAGATCAAGATCATCACCGATAACAAGTCCTAGATCCGACAGTTTCACTAGAGTTGTGAAATTTGGATCTGTAGATTTCAAATATTCACTAGATGATATGCCACCTAGACGTTCTGCATTAGATGCTGTTCCCCAATAAAAAGTTCTATTAGGATTTCCATTATCATCAGTTACACCATTTTTAGATTGCTGTGTATCAGCTAACGTAAGACCTTTTCTAATTACATCAAATTTTGTAAGAATCCCCGGTGGAACGTTAGATGGCTGAGATGCTCCCAATGTAAATTGTTCAGAACTTACAGTATATATTATGCTATCATTTATTAAAGCGGCCATAATACTTTTTGTTATTCCAGTATTATCAAGAACATCATAACTAACCATTTGAGTAATGCCCTCGCCTGCTTGTTGAGGACCTACTAAAACAAAATCACTGCCGTCGTATACATGAAGCTGTTGATTGTCAGTATCCCACCAAAAATCACCAAGTGATAATCCGGTTGGGCTTTCGGTAGCAATTTCCGAACCACCTGTTGTACGCCATTTTGTACCATCATAAAATTTTAATTTACTGTTTGCACTGTCAAACCAAATTTGGCCGCTGATTGCACGTGGTGGTTGATTAGCACCCGCAAAATTTTCTAGTAAAAAAAGAAAATTTTCGTTTTGGATTTCACCATAACCACTGTAATTTTTACCTACAAATCTCAAATCTGTAGTTTGATCAATAGTACCATCCTCAACTATTGTCAAAATTGTGTTATTATATCTATCAATTTGGTATGCCATTGTGTTGGTTCCTAATTCTTTTAGTTATTTATCTGAATTAATAAGGAACAGTTGATTGATGAATCCAATTTGTTCCGTTAGATTGATATGTCATTAAACCTCTAGATGGTGTTAATATAGCAGTACCAGTAGAAGTGTTAGTGCTTACAATATCTTGTATCACAGATTCATTTTGAGTTCCATTAGAATCAACCGCAATTGTTGATTTAGTCAAAACTCCGGATGTGTCGGGATCAGTGGTAACTGTTACAGTAATACCTTGGACAACAGCACCAGTATAAGAAGTTGTATGTATACGTGCAACTTTCCCATTGTTTTCACTTGTTGCAGGATAAAGATCATTTAAATATTGAGCTACATTGGATTGCAGTGTAACATCAGTGCCCAGTCCAGTGATATCCATTGAAAATACTATGGTTTCTGTTGCTACTTTATTGTCTGTGTATGCTTTTGTTGACACATCCTGAGAATTAGTAGGATCAGCAACTCCTGCAATTTTTTGATTGTCAGTTAAATTTATTGTGCCACCGGCAGTAATAAATATACCATTATTTGAAATTATACTAAAAGCACCTATGCTAGGAGATGCTGTAATAGTTGCACTATTGATGTTGATATCATCAACATCTAGGTAATCTAATTTACCAATAGTTTCTAAATCATTTGCAAATCTAATATTTGTTAAACTATCATTTGAGAGTTTAGGACTACCGCCGATCATATATACATCATTGCTATCATCCAAATCAATATTTTTATTAGATGTCCATGCGTCCGATGCACTCTTCCATTGCAGAGTTTTATCACCATCTGAAGATTTAACAATTATGCCGCCTTCATTTGCAGCACTGTCGTCACCTATAGTACCATCTCCAGTTGTAGCCAATTCAATGTTTTTATCTTCTACTCTAATAGTAGCAACGTCTACACTGGTAGTATCACCTTCTACCAGCAAGTTTCCTGTAATTCTTAGATCACCTTCTACATCTAAAGTATACTGAGGCAATCTATCCGTGGTAAAAATTCCCACACGACCTTCGCTAGCATCGATGTATAACGCATCAACAATCAAAGATTCAAACGATGTTGACCTAACTCTTAAACTTAGGTCATGATCTCGAATTTGATTTTCAATATAAAATCTCGGTCCGACAATTTTCTGTACATTATTTTGACTTAAACCGATTGTAAGGCCGCCTGAGTTTTGTATGGTAAGTGTTCCTACGGTTATACCATTGGAATCTGAGGGAAGGAATTGATCAGCAGTGACTATTTCGCCAGCGCCTGTAACCAATGAATTGGCACTTTCAACTGTACCATAAATTTTAAAATTCTCTGTATCTACAATGTTAAAACCTTCAAAAATTGTTCCTCTAGGATTTTCTTCAGTTATTAACTCTTCTATTTCTTGGCTGAATATCGGTGTAAATGTAATAGCACTGAACACTCCTACCAATTCGCCTGCAATAAAAAATTTTGCAACTGTTCTCGATCTACTCTGTTCGTCAAGAATACTAAATGTTTCAAACCCTGTTTTTCCTTGATTGGTAGTGTAATCAGGGCCAACCAATACAGTATCCGTGCCATCAAACGCATAAAATTGTTTGTTAAGGTTATCGATCCATAGGTCTCCTGCTACCATTTGTGGACGATCTGCTTGAACATAGGGGCCACCGCTGGCTTTCCATTGTGTACCGTCATATACTTTAACACGCTGCTCGCTTGTGTCCCACCACAACTGACCTTCTAAAGGATTGCTAGGTGCAGCACTATTAGCAAAATTTTCTAGTAATTTAATGAAATTTTCGTTAAAAAATTCACCATAACCTGTGTAATTTCTACCTACCAAAGTTAAATTGGTACTTTCAGTATCAATTTGACCATCAATTAGATCTGTTAAAACTGCTCCGTTGGTTTTGTTTAATTGATAACTCATATTAATTTCCAGTGTATATTATATAGGTGACAGTAAGATACGGGTTCATTGTGTTTAATGGGTCGCCCAAAGTTCCGTCAGTGAGAATGCCACCGCTGGCTGGTAAACCTTGTGTTCCGCCAAGTCCGGGCTCAATGGGCAAGTTAATCGCATTGGGGTCAATAACCGAACCGCTACCTACTCTAATTCCATAATACTGTGTCCCGCTTTCGCCTTCCATATCGTGTTCGTGTTCAGGAAGATTTTCGACTCCGATATTTTTAAATTCTGAACCACCAACATTACCGATTGTATCGGCAGAAGAATCAGTAACTACGTCAGCTGCGCCAGTATCTCCCATATTGTCTATACCAAGCGGAAATCTTCCTCGAAGATCGGGCAATGCAAAAAACTGAACACCGTTATCTGAAATAAGTGCCGGATCTCTAAAATTAAACCCAATAGCTTCCCATAATAAACCATAATCTGATTTTCTTACTTCTCTTCCATCACAAATTAACCAATTATCTGGCGCTACTACTCCGCCGAACGGTACTATAACCCCTGCAGGGATCAAGTTCAGTGTCTTTAAGAAATTTCTTTTATTAATACGATAAACACCAGTATCACCGGTTGTTCTGTTAATTAAAATTTCATCTGTGTTCAATGAATCAGAAATTGATGACTTATTTGAAATAAAACTATTCGAAATCCTTACATCAAAAGTTTTTGTTCCGCCGGTGCCGTCAAACTCAAAACTATTATTTTCTACATCTCCACTTATTGCAAAAGTAGTAGCAGTGGTGAGTCTATTGGCACTTCCTGCTCGGCCTGAGACCGTTCCTGTAACATTTCCTTGTAAATTTCCAAAAAAGTTACTGGCATAAATTTGTTCATATCTCTGCGTCGGAGTACCGATATTTCTTGTAGCAGCAGTATCAGGAACAATATTCCTTGTTACTGTATCACCTTCGACAGCTAAGTCGCCGCCAATATTAGCATTTAAGGCGACACCTATTCCGCCTTTGGTAACAATCGAGCCTTGGCCAATATTATTACTATCGATGACACTGTCAACTTTAATTACTCCGCTGTCAGGATTGCCCGATTTTGAATTTACTTTGATATTACCTAGCACATCAAGCTCTTCATCAGGACTTAAATTATTAATACCAATTTTTTCGGAACTATCAATTGTTAGAACATTTTTAAAATTTGCCCCATCACTTAACCTAAAAATAAAACTTGAGCCACCTGTGTTATGCTGAAGAACTCCGCTTTCATTATCAATATATATTCCAACCTGATTACTGGTTCCGATCTGAACTCCATTGTTGTTTTTTACTCGAAGACGAAAATCTGTAGTCGATTCGGCATCTCCTCTAAGAAAATTTCTTGCAGGAACAGTTTCTCCTGAAATAATCATTGCTTCTGATTTTTCTGAAGTTCCATAATACTTGAAATTATTAGTATTATCAGCTAAATTTACACCTGTTTTAATACCAGATCTAAATCCAGGTATTGCTGTTTTAGGTACAAAATTATTACCACTAAAAATAACAGATGGTTGATCTTGTATTTTAATAACAAAAATACTATATTCTTGATCATCAATGCCCACAATTACTTGTGCTTCGCCGCCTGTTAATAAACCATCACTGAATTGCGGACCTACCAATACCCATGCACTTCCTGAAAACAAGTATAATTGTTGATTTTCAGTGTTTACCCATAGATCACCTGTAACACTATTTGAAACAGCCGGTTCGTTGTCTGCTTTTTTAATGCCGCCCGATGCTCCCCAAGTTGTTCCGTCATAAATTTTTAATTGATTTACTCCATCTGTATTATCATACCATAATTGTCCTTCGACAGGTCGTTCCGGTGGAGTGGTGCTAGAAAAATTTTCTAAAATATGTAAGAAATTTTCAGCTATGGTTTGACCATAACTAGTAGCATCTCTTCCCGGAAATCCTATGCTGGTATCATTATTGATTGTTCTATCTTCAACAATAATAACACCTTTGTTTATTTCATCAGTATATCTTACTTCATATGCCATTAGCTGTTACCTCCGCTAAGGCTCTGTACTCTCACAGTATAATCAATTTGAATTAATCTGTTAAGTGACTTTTGTACAGGATGGAAAATAACATGAGTTAGCAATCTACCAGTTCCTGCTGCACTGTAGCTTTTTAAGCCTAATTCATCAAAAACAAATGCATCATCTGCATTTGTTGCATTATCGAAAGCCATCTGTCCTGCAGGTTCGCCGTAATCTAATAAACATCTCACCAAAATATCAGTATAATTGGTCCCGCTTAGGTGACGAGTTTCTAAGAAATTTCTAGCAGGATCTGTATTGTTTACACTTCTATCATCTACTACTTTTGTAAAAGTTTGATTGTAGAGAGTTGCATTTGTTCCTGTTGAATTAGGAGTAAGATATGTAATTATTCCTGTAGGGTCAACGCTGGTTCCGCCATTACCAAAACTCATTTCATATATAAAACCTTGACCCGCATTGGCCAAACTTTCTGCCATAGCAATACTCATGTTTTCGAAATGAATTGCATTTCTCTTTTCAACATAAATTTTACCAGATTCGGGATCAAATATTTTTATATGTCCCTGAACTGCCACGCCATTTGTATCTTTCATTGTATTACTCATATCTGTTTCCTACACTGTATTTATTTAGGTAATTCAGTTGTGCCTGCTCTCAAGAAGAATCCAATATCAGTTTGACTCTCTCCTAGAGTTTCACCTGCTGCATTCCACAGTTTACCGACTTTTCTTACTATACTTATTTGCTGATCTATTTCCGGAGTCTCTTTCAAAGTAATGGTATTTGTTGCACTATCAAAAGTAAAATCAGCATCAATTGTTGTATCGCCTTGAGGACTATCTAACGCTTGATTAGAGTCAAAAATTTGTATACTATCTTTTCTTAACCTTCTACCTGCAACAAATACTTCGAATTCATGTTTACTTTCAGCAGCAAATTTCAATGTAAACTGATTTGTATTACCGTCGGCAATTTCTGTTTGAGTTTGTGTTACATCTTGATAAGGAACAGTCTTGTTTGAACTCTGATCAAACACTTCCGAGCCGACTTCATGCACATCCTTAATACCTGTACCTAACGTTCCTCTTCTCAATTGACGTAGAACATTATCTTCTTTTACAAAATATTCTATACGTTCGCCATTTATAAACACAATACCTGGAAGATTTTTACCCTTGTTAGGTTCAATTAATTGGCTACCATCTTCGACTTCTATTCTAAGATCATAATAGTTAAGAGGTTTAGCCAATGTTGTGGCTGCAACATCAATTCTCTTGTAATGAGTTCTATTGAGAATATCTTTGAATTGTCTAAATGATGTTTTGCGAATTCTCACAGGTGCTGTAAAATGAAGTATATCAATTACATCGTTTTGTTGTGGTGTTTTTGACAGTAATAATTTTTCACCGGTTTCATTAACATCATAATCAACGCTTGGCGACAATAGCTCACCGTTTACACTTACCCAGAGATATTGTGGCCCGGCGGCTGGCTTTCTTAAATTAATTTCACCAACAGTAAGTCTATTATAGGTAATATATTCTAGGTCTTCAGATGTCAATGTTTTTCTATCTACAACATCATAGCTTATTCTTTCAGTCTGTAGAATATCATGATTAGAGAAACTATATACTTCTACTTGATCACCTATTTGTAATTGTGGATCAAATGTTATTATATTCTCATCTATGGTATAATCACCATCAATAACTACAAAAATATCTATTGTATCGCCAGGTTCCCCTATTTCTTCTGAGAGAACAATTTGGCTATTAGCAATTTCAAATCTCCATTGTACCGGAGAAGTAATTTCTTCACCATTTAAAAATACTCTTAGATTTTCTGATTCTAAAGCGTTTCCTGGCTGCTGAAATTCTTCTAAGCCGTATTCTCTTTCTCTATTTGCAGGAATTGTATATTGAATGTTATATCCTGCATTTAATACACTGTTGTTAACTTTTACCAATGTATTATATGTAGTAGGCAATTCATAGAAAGGTGCTTGTGCTAATGTTAGCGAAGATTGAGTTTCTGCTGTAATTACAAATGTTTCTTTGGTTACTTGGCTGTAATTTATTAAATCATCAGAATCAAAAAACACATAATTTAGAATTTGACCGGTAGATTCAGGTTGTTCTAATCTTATAACGGCTCTGTCAGTGTCAACATCTTCTACTAGTAATACATTTTTCTTAACACCATTCACAGTAACATGAACAGTCAAATCGTTACTGTATTTTACTTTTGTAACATAGTCAGTAATATTTTCATCCGTGTTTATAGTACCATAATCAACTATGTTTTGAACAGCACCTTCTACACTAACTATATTTAATTCTACATCATCTATTGGATTCTGTATCGTAACAGTGTTATTATTCCAATCTATCGAATATTCATCGCTGCTTAATAGATTGTTGTCTATTTTTACAAATACAGCGGATGGAGTCGACGGTGTTACTCCTAGATTATAAACAGAACGATCAGCATCCATAACATAACTTTGGCTGTATATTGTTCCTTGTCCATTGCTGTCTCTTGTATATACTTTAATATCAAGTGAATCCATTACTTGCCCAGGTATTAATTCTTCAGGACCTGCCGATGTTGTAGCTGTAACAAACCCGTCACCGTCTATTTTAATTTCAGCTGCATCGATACCTTTAGCTGTTGTATATGCTAGGTCACCGCCGCTTAGTGCAGTATCATAACTGTCCGGAGATGGTGTAAATGATCCATCGCTGGTTGTTTTTCTCAGTGTTAACACATCACCATCAAAAACCTGTATGTTTAATTCATCTAAATCAAGCACTTGGGTTACGCCATCTCCTACAATGCTGCTCATAATAGCATTTGGATTGGTTTGTTCAGATGTTCCGTAGTTAGGATCATCCAATCTTATATCTTTTCCTACAGGAGTATTCTCAGAACGATAATAAACGTTATAAACTGTGTCAGCTTCTAACGGTGTCTCTAAATCCACAAATATAGTAGATCCATCAAAGTTGAAAATGATATCTTCAACTGCATTATCAAACCTATCCCAATTGTCTGTAAACCAACCTTCAGTATCCCATCCTCTAGCTTTATTGAAATCAATGCTTTGTATTTCAACACCGCCATAATCAACACCAGTCATAAGTTGACTTAGATCTTTACCAAACATACCGGTATTTGGTTTATAAGCAAAATTAATCCTATCCTCTGCATTTAACATGCTAAGGGGTTTCATATAGTTTACAATAATTTCTGCACCACTTACAGGAGGTACAGTAAATTTAATTCTACCTGTTTCACGTGTATATCCGGTGGTAATTTTTTGCCTGCCCGGTCCGGCAGCCGATTCAACATTGTTATAAACAAATTTCTTATCAGTAACTGTTACTGATGGGTTTTCGACAACATTTTCAAACGTATATTCACTTCTTAGCTTTTCCTCACCGTTTACCGTAATACTTACAGTTTCTGGTCTAAGGTCCATTGGCCATGTTAAATCATATACCGTATCAGCGCCTGTCCCTGAAAATGTTTCAGATTCCTCTAGTTTAGAAATATAGTATTCACCACTGGTTCTATCAAACTTGATTCTAATTGACGGAGTTCTCACAAGTGCATTTCCTAGTATTACAGATGCCGCAGCAGGAACACCGTCGTCTGTTTGCGGACCTTCTATTATTAACCTAGGCTCAGTAACATAACCCGAACCCGGATTTGTTATTTTAATTTTAGTAATACTTCCGTATCCTAGGTATGCTTCGGCAGTTGCACCAGAGCCGCCGCCGCCTTCAATTCGTACAGTAGGTTTAAAAGTGTACCCACTGCCTCCGGATTCTAGTTTGATTTCAGTTACACCGTACCCTAGATTATCGCTCCAATATTTTCTAGGATATTCAAGGTCGATGTCACGAGTGCCTACCAATGTATCATCTATAATCTTTGCTTTGGTAGGCAATATTTTCTTTGCTAGTCTATCATATGCAGGTGGATTATCAAAATCTGTAGTAGCTGTATTTGTAGGTTCTACAGTGTTATATGCACTTACAAATTCTCTAATTACAGTTTTGTATGGTTTTACTTCTTTAACATAACCTTCATAACTAGGTAAAGTATTATTATTAAAAGTAATATCTTGTTCTAGTTCGCCTAGATTATGTTTTACTTTAATAAAACTGGTCTTAAACATCCAATCAACATACAATTGCTCAGATAAAATATATCTTAAACTGCTAAAGAACAATTGATTGTATTCTATTTTTAGATTGTTAATGAATATTTTATCTCTGATGGCGTTTAGGATAATTCTTAACTCAGTTGTAGGATTACTGTCATAAAACTTACTATCAAAAGAAGCATTATCATAACCTATAGAATTTGAGTTAAAATTATAAAGACTATCTTTGAACTGTAGTGTTCCGTTTTGTCTACCAATAGTTTTGTAGTTTACCGTATAATCTTCAGAATTTTGATTATCAATTTTTTCTAACAATAACCAACCGCCAGAACCCACATTGTTAATTTTTACAATATCGCCAATTGTATCGTTTAGGCTAGTCAATTCATATGATTCTTCTATGTTGAAAGTAATTGCTGTAAATTCATTATAACCTTCGGCATACCACTCTTTATAATCCCAGTAGGTACTTACATCATAATCTTGTAATCGAATACGTAACCACTGTCTTGTAGCATTATTCCAATTGTAAAGAGCCCATTTTCCATTTGCAGTCTCATCCGATTCAACTAACACAGTGAATCTTCTTGGTGTAATCACTGTATTTTCAGTATAGTTTTGACCCCTGTTGAGAACATCAACACCAACTATCTGTCCTAGATTGTTTATTGATAGTTCAAATTCTGCACCCTGGCCGACACCACTAACGGTCAGTGTAGGTGCAACTTTGTAACCTCTACCAGAATTAATGATATTAACAGAAATAATTTCTCCATTTACTATCACAGGTTCTAAAACTGCTGGTTCAATTTTGTTTGTGCTAACAAATCTCAATTCTGCAGAAGTAGATATTGCACTGTCCCATAGATTAGACTGTAGCGAAGGCTGTGGTTCTTTTTGTAGTAAATCGCTTATATCAAATTCATCTACGATTATGTTTCTGTCTAACACAAGATTTATACGTTCGATCACCTGCTTCAAGGCTTCGGTTCTATTAACAAACATAGATTGTCTAGGTCTATTTTGTATTCCATATTTTTGCTTGACAGTGAGATTTGTTGCAGGAACAGGTCTATCTTGTTCGTCAACTCCAATCAAACTATCAAACCATTTGCGTTCTATGTCAGGATGAGGAACACTGCTTTCTACACCATCAGATAAAATTTGATATTGGCTATGTAAATTTTGTTCTTTGGTGCTATTACTATTAGTATATCTAATATTAAGAACAATGTCGTCATTGTAGATCAAATTATTGCAGTTATTGATCAATAGACGATCATTGCTTAGAAAACTGATATATCTATATCCTTGCTCTCTAGGTCTAGCAATAAGTTGGGCAACATCAAATGCACTAACTGTTCTGTTTCTATTTACAGGAATAGTTCTTTTATTGATTACCCAGAAGTAATATTTTACGTTATATGATTTACTAATATCATCGTAGATAAACTTTCTACTAAATCTATCATCACCATATAAAGATCTTCCGCTTATTCCTGCTCTAATACCCCTTTCAGTATCTGCTACTGCATCCCACTGGCTAGGTAATAGATCGCTTTCGACCCATTCGAACACAGCTATAGAACTGTCAGGCTGTAGCTCATTCCAATTATCTTTTTGATATTGAATTGATCCCTGATACGGATAGGTAAATTTAGCACTGTTGATATCCCACCATAATTTGCCTACATATTCGTCTTGCCAAGCTACGGTTTCGCCTCGGTTTTGATTAGCATCGTCAGCGTTGTATCTTGCAGGGTCGATTGGAGTTTTAAAAGTAATTTCTTGTTCTGCAGGACCTGCAATTTTTCCTTGGATTGGATCTATGTAATCAAGATAAGTTATAATACGATTTTCTCTCTTGTTATACAAGAACGCGCCTCTTATTTTAGATACATCAACCGGGCGCATCAGTTCTCTAATAGATTTCCAAGCAAATGTGTTTTTGGTTTTACGATATTCTAAAACTGTTCCTCTAAGAGTACTATCACCGAGTGCACCTGTAACACCAAGCTTTTTAGGAATTCCTACATAAACAAAATTGTCTTTGGCTAATAAATTTTCTCCAAAAGACGTATCTGCATCATCGTAACGGAAAGATTCAGAAAATACCAAGCTGTTGTTAATTTGTTCATAGATATAAACATTGCCTGTGTCTATTTTTGTATTTTTAAATTCAGTAAATCCATTGTCAAATGTAGTCTCTGAATCATCAGTTTTATCAAATGTAGTAGGCAAGATCATATCGCCTGTTCGACTTGTAACTGCTAGATTGTCTTTGCTAAATGCAAGATTTGAACCAAATCCTTCACTGATTTCATTCTGAGGTGAATATAATTCTTGAGCTATTGAAAATTGATTGCCGTTTTGCCTATAAACATAGACTTTTCCGCCGTCTCTTGTTCTAGTGTCATTGAGAGGTGATCCAACTGCAAGAATTGTGCCTTCGGGATTTATAGCAATACTGCTTGCAAACGCTTCGATTCGATTAGGTGCTTGAATAGTCTGTGTTAAAACGTATTTTGTACCTAACAATCTATAAATTAAAACACTGGTATCGCTCTCAGTACTATCACTTGATTCCTGAATACTGATGATAGCAAGAACTGTTCCCGTTTTATTAACTGCAAAATCTTTTGCAAACTGTAAAATATCTTGTTGCGGATCATAAATTTCTTCACCAAAGTATGATTTTTTAATTAAATTCGGCAGATATCCTAGATAGTCAATTGGAGTAGTTAATGTTTCCCAACTATTGACGTCAAAATCAGCAGACTCTGCAATATTAGTTCTTGCACGATATGTAACATCATCTTTAACAACTATACTGCCAGCAGTATAACCCAAACGGTTATCCCATTCTCCTCTATAATTCTTATCTTTTGCTCTTCTCCAACTGATATTTTGCCAATAAACAGTATTGGAAATATTAACATCGAGCGGAATGTTGATTTTCGCTTGATAATATTCTGAGTCAAATTCGACTATATCATCTTTCACGTAGGTATCAGTATTATCCCACTGACCTTTAAAAGTTTCGTTACTTTCTGCTCCTGTTTTAAAAATTTCTAATTTGTTAGCAAATCCTAAACTGCTGTCACCTGGGTCATCTTCAGTTGAAACTATCAATGTATAAAGATTATTGCTTTTAGCTAATTCGACCTTTGATCCAAATCTTCTATTTGACTTTCTTGACCCGTCATTATTATAAGCATATTCGCTGGTAATTACTTGCTGAAGCTTGTAGATGTTGTTTGCAGTTCTTTTAAAGATTGCTACTGCACCTTCATTGAGTTCACCTTCTTGCCCAAAAGTATCAGCAGAAATATTAAAGATCTGATCATAATCTTTGTTAATGCTACCTGGAAGATTTGCCGATCTACTCGCACCTTGCTCATCAAAGTTTTCTTGATAGAACCAATATTCCTCGTCATTGATTGAATTAATGTCTGTCCACGTACCTATTACAGGAAAATCACTGTCATTTTTTACTACTATAAGTTTACCGATAGGGAAATTTGTTAGGACAACATCATTTCTAAAATCTTCCACAGTGCCTATGATTCTGTCAACATCTCCTGAACCTCTAAATGAGTTGTTTGCTCTTCTTCTTAATTCTATTCTTGCAATGTTGTTCAACTCAGTCCAATTTCTAGTAGAGCCATCTCTATTAGGCATTATATTAACATAAACTCTCACTCTGTTGAAGTTTCTTTGAAGATACATTACTTCGACACTGCTGGTTGAAATACTTGTAAGAGCTAATCCACCTTCATCATTAAACGGTATTTGTACATCTTCTAATATATCCCCTACCTGAGGTTCAAAAGGAAAACCATTTGGGTCAAATCGTGTAAATTCAAAATCAATATAGCCGTCCCAGAGATCATATACAGTGTGTTCACCGTTGATATCTTCGTAGCTTAACCCAGTATCGGAAAAATCTGCAATTTTATTCTCGTATTCAAATAATTCGAATCTAAATTTAGACCCAGTTGTGAGAATATCTGTATAATCCTTAGGTGCTCTTACAACCCAAAGGTCACTGACTATGTTCTCCGGTGCTTGACTTTCTCCGTCGGCACCAGAAGGATCACCAAAATAACTCAATTGTGTAATAAAGCTTGATCTTAAATTGTTCGATACATAAACACCGATTGCGCCTGCTGTGTCCTGAATATTATAATACGAAAATGGTCTATTAGGATTGTCTTGTTCATTTTCGGTAATAAGATCTGCGTAAACTAAACCTTTTGCATCATCTATGAATGATACACCGTTGTTATATATTGGTGTTTCTATCAACCAATATCCTCCAAAGACTGTGTTATCTCCAATAGAAACAGGTTGATTGTAAAAACCTAAAAATTGTCTTTCGTTTGTCGAAGGATCAATTCTAAAGATTTCTCCTTGTAATTCAAAAGATCCTTTTACATCGTTTGTATATATTATTACATTGTCTTGATCAGAATATACATAACGAACTCTTGCAGTTCCTGTATCGTTTTCAACAGTATCTCCAACTTCGGGAATACCTATATAAGGATTGATTAATAGAACAGCTTCTATTTTTTCTTTTATTTCGTGTTCACCAGTAACAAAATTAGAATCTAGCCCTAATATCGAACCACCGAACGGCTCTACAGGATCAAGATCAGTTATAGAAACATCTGCATCATTTAAAAATGTTCTCGTATTATATTTTAGAGAAATATTATCTCCCATATCTGATCCTAGATACATGTCTATTGGTGCTTTTACTAATAGATGTCCAAGATTGTTATCCAGCACTGTTCCAGTGCTTTGAACTGTGCTGTTTGATATTCCAGGATGGCCTGTCGATAATAAATTCAATTCAGAAGTTTCTTCGTTGCTTCTTTTTATTATTTGATAGTATGAATCAAAAGTAGAAAACTGTTGACTATCTGTTTGAGGCAAAATCTGTCTTTTGGCTTTCCACAGAGTTTCTCTAAATTTGACAATATCATTCTTGTTATAGGTTGTTAGAGAATCAAAATTACCTTTGTATCTAGTTTTAACACCGCTGGCATTCGGAACACCTACTGCAAGAAATTTTCCATCTTCACTGGCTGCAATAGAATGTCCAAATCTTGCATCTACAACATCATAAAAATTGGACGGTGATTTTAAACTAGAAGTTTGAAGCCATTCGTCTGTTTCTCTTGATCTTATATAAGAATGAACTGAGCCGTCCTCGTCTCCTGGGGCCCCTATAAACAGTGCTTTGTTATCGTCAGTCACAGTCATAGATTTACTAAATTCATGATCAGTACTGTCATAAACTGATGGATTTGAGATATCTCTCGACAAACTGTAAACACTTTTATTTTCAAATACAGTCCAGTCTCCGTTCCCTGTGTCATCAACCCATACTTTTTGATCTTGATAAAGATTATTTTCTATCAGAGAATTAAACTCGTCAAAATTGCTTACTCTTGTTTTTCTTAATTTAACTAGAGGATAAACTCCACCGTCGCTGTTATTGAAATTTCTAGTAGGAATGTCAGGATTTACAGCTATTTCGATTCTATCAAAATCTACCGCAGTTACTTCGTACATTCCATAAGCATCAAAGTTTCCTGCGCCACGAATACCTATAATATCTCCCGGTTCTAATATAGGATCTGCCCATTTATCAATTTGAACTATGACTTTGCGATCAAAACTATCTGTAAATTCATCTGTATTCGTTAATGATACTACATTTGCAACTACTCGATCCAATTGTAAAACTGTCCAATTATCGGCTTTGTAATCTGTTAACCAGATGTATTCTCCCATATTGATTTGATTCACATCTGCGGCTTGCAAACTTAACTGATCACCTGTTTTATACTCAACATCATCTTCGTGGACATATCCTCCGCTGAGAACATATTCTTCGAGTGTGGTGGTTGGAAAAGGTTTATGATCATAATTTTCAGGCTTATCGTATGCCTCGAATGGTAATATTCTAAAGACCTTGTCAAAGTTTTCAGTCGGCAATGTTTCTACAAGCTCAATGGCCTGAGGTGACTCTTGAAAACTTTCTTCCTTCAGCACATACTCAACTTGTTCGATATCAT